ATATCTCACTTGACAATTCCGGTTGTAGTATACACCAATTTGTGTAACATGATAAAAGATTAACCTGTTCTTTGGTTAATTGTAAAATTTTATTTGGTGCTGTAACTGGGTTCGGGAAAAATATAGGATACCTTGGAAATCCTGCAAATCTCAAACGAAGGAGATCTATATCTATTAGTGTTCTTGTTAACTGCGGTAGACTGTTCTTAAATCTTGGAGAATCCTCTGTGCATATAACTAGTAAATCAACATCATAATTACCTTTTATTCCTAGTAAAGCATTTGGTTTTACAGTTAATGTCTTCCTTGCAAATGTAGCCCCGCCTTTCAAATAGTTACTTCTTAATCGCTCAACAAAATCTGGATAATCATTTTCATTAAATACTTGCGTTCCAGAAGGACTTGTTAGACAAGTATATCTTCCTATACCAAACAAATGAGGTATTGAATAATTTGAATACGGTGTTAGACAGATATTTCCATTTGTATACAAAGTAGGATTGCCATTTGAATCAAAGAGCTTACCTTCACAATATAAAAAAGTAATTATTCTCTTCACCCCTCGTGCAAGTAAAGAGGTGATTCCTGAGGCGTCTACACCCTGACCATCTGTTAAAGTTATTTCCTTGTTCTCAATAAAATTATTGTTTAGACTAGATTTCCAAATATTATAATTTGTAAAGAATTTTAAATCTATTATATCAATCTTCAAATTTAATTTACTTATTAAATCTAATAATGGAATTCCGTATGCATTTGCAGTTACTCCCATCACATCAGCAAGCTTGAAAGGAGTATTTATTTTTAGAAAATTTGTTTTCAAATTCTCTGTAGTACAATAATTTGACGAAGACAAATTGTAATCTTGATATTGTAAATTGGTTGTTGGTGTACCCTGGTTAAAAGCAAATGTTTCTACTACATAACCACCTATAGTATTTTTAGTATCTCGTATTCTAAATTTATTCAAAATACCTGAGTATAAGGGAGTAAATTCTATTTTACATAACTTAACTAAATCTTTATTTAAAATAGATCCGTTACATACCCAGAAAGGATCATCATCTGCTAATACATTAAACTCCATATTAGTCCCATTATTTTTATTTATTTGGTCAGCGTAAGATTTATTTAGAGCAATAGGTTTATTCAATTTATAATGGTTTAAGAATTGATCTTGAACGTAATACACAAACCAATTATCTTCAATTTTAAATTTCGTTAACAATTTTTTAACTGTATCTTCAAATATAGTCTCATCTATAATAGGCCTTCTGTGTCCAATAAAATTATTAGATTCCTGACTTCGTTCAAAGTTTATATTATTTAAATTCTTAATAGTTAGATTTTCTGGTGGAATATATCTTCCAAGTAATTCGTCACTACTATAACCATTGTTTCGAGCAAATAAATACAACCCCGCGAACCAAGACCCACCTGATGAGGTTGAAATATAATTTGTTTTTTCAAATACACCCAAAGAACGTAAACCTCGAATATATCCGATTAATGAAACCAATTGAATAGTCCCCCCTCCACTAAAACTTAAAGCTACCCTATTCGGATCATTACATTTCGGAATAATACATTTTTCTGGGAAGATGACAGTCGAACCACTAGTAAACATATCTCTTGTTAAATCATCAAAATAATGAGATTTGAAATCGTTAGTACCAGTTTGCCATACTCTAGACTGAACTAGATTTTTACTCTGAGATGGAGTTAATGAAGGCAACTCAGGAGGTATTTGAGGCGCAATTAAGGGTATATTTACAATCCCGCTATTTTTATTAAAATAAAATACCAAACCAATTATTATTCCGATTATCGCAAAAACTATTCCAATTATAAAATAAATCATTTATTAATATAATTATTTATTTTTAAAATAATTATAAAATTGTGGTTGGATGAATATTCATACGATCTTTAGCCGCCTTAACTCCTGGTAGTTCACAAATTCTATTATAATAGACCTGAGCTACCGGGTAACTACTCAAATCAAGTCCTATATATCCCAGCCAGCTGAATACAATATGTAGATATGCATCGGCGATAGTAAATGAATCCCCCACAACATATGTTCTATCCCCCGATAGAAGTGTATTTTGAACATAATTCATCTTTCGCTCGAAATTCTTTAGCAAGAATTCTCGAATCACTGCATCCTTAGATGCTTGATTGAAAAACCCGCCTATAGAAGCATGCAGTTCACTTGCGATATATGAAAGAACTTGTAGAAGTACATATCTTTCAGTTGTGCAGTACTGAGGTGCTAAATTACTTTGTCTAGCCTCATTGGCAATATACTCTAGACATGCAATGTTTTCGTTCAATACAGTTCCATCATCTAGTACCAAAGAAGGTACATTACCCTTTGGATTAATATCATAAAAATCAGCCCCTGATTCAGTAGTATGAGTCGCTAAATCGACTATTTCACACTCTAAATTCAAACCACCAAGGAACGCGGAAATAAAAGAACTTGCACCGCAAGACGTTTTTGTGTAATATAGCTTTACCATTTTAGTTATAAATATTTAGTTTTTAAATTTATTTAAAATAAAATAATTATTTAATTAAAATGGATAATATATTAGACTTTAGTCTTGAACAAGATGTTAGACTACAAGCTCTTCAGAAATATTATAAAGTAAATAAAGATGACTGCTTCGAAGTTGGTAATAGGATTTGTGGAATGTATGAATTTAATGGACTTCGCAACTTGGAAAACTTCCTACATGCTTTTTGTAAAGAAAACGTTATTGTATCTTTATTTTTAAAATTTCAAGCATGTAAGAGTTTATTATTTTTTTCGGAGGTTAAAGAAGAGATTTCGAAGAATGATAAGGGTGATGTAAAGGAAATGAAATTAAAAAATAATATTCTTATCGATGAAAGAAATAATAATCGACTTGTGAAAGCATTTGAAACATTGAATATATTTTGCAATCAATTCGAAAGTGTATCGAAAGATGATAATATTCCAGTACCCTGTCAAATAGAAGCAATCTGTATGTTAATGAAAAATGATCTTTATAAAAATGAAGGTGATTCCTATTTTCGAAAAATAATAAATAATAATGAAGTTGATTGTGATTATAGATATAAAGCAATTCTAAGTTTAGAAAAGAAAGATGTACCACACTTTGCATTCTATATAGAGAATAGTTGTTTTGATTTTTTGCGTAACGAGAAGAACCGGACAATGTATAGAATTCTGGCGGCACAATATCTTTTACAAAATTGCGAAAGTGACGAGCTTCAAATCCAAGATTATCTTTTATCTTTTGCACAGGACGTTGCTCTAGATTATGACTTGCGCGCAGATGCAGCAGATGTGTTGTTAAACATCGGTAGTGACGAATATAAGACACTCGGTCGTGATATCATTATGATGCTCGGTCGATCAGAGGGGGGTACACACACTTTGTATGATAATAAACAAAATGTGCATGTAAAAGAGATTGAAAAATCCGTTTTTAATATCCTATCATCATTTGCCGGATATGAAGTGCTGAAAATCGGAGATAATGAAATCGATTACGGATGGGTGTGTGCACAAATAGAGAAGATGATGAAAGATGAATACGATTGTGAGAAATGCGCACCTTGTGATCTCATTTTTTGTTCAGATGATTGTAAAATAATTTTTGAAAAACAAAAGAAAATAAAAACTTCTCTGAATCGAATTCAAATCGATCGAGCTTTATATTTGAACAACACGCTGGCTAATATTACTGTTAAACTTTGGACTTATATAGAAAAGAATGAATTCAAGGAGGAAATGTTGAAGCGACTCTTACAAGAACTTGAAGATATGAGTGGGACATGTAGTACTGGTTTTATATCTCGACTTTTGAACACGATTTCCGGATTTGGGGATATATCAATATCAATATCTTTTGAAGATCAGTTGATTGCGAATTTTACAGGAAGATTGAATGCATATGCGCGTCGAATTACAGAACCGGATTCACCATTTTATGGAGAAAAATTAAATGATGTACTTGAACTGTTTTTGAATAATAATAATTGTATAAAGAAGCAAATTACAAGAGGACTAGCAGTAGATATGGCGGGTGCTGCGACAAATAATAAAATAATTGATGCTTGTATTTTGAAAGTTCAAATGAAAAAAGTTATTGATAAATATTTAGAAACGGATCGAGAGCAAAAAGTGGAAATGGTGATTGCAGATTTTTCGGAAAATGTGCTGAATGAGATGATGGTGCAGACAAATAAATTTGCGAACCGTCAACATTTTTTACTTTTCTTTAGAACATATATGCTTCGAATAAGAGAGGAATTGTACGAAGAATTTAAAGATTATATGGAAGATACAATGTTCGATCTTACAATACGCAAAGCGATATCATCATACGAGGGATTACAAAATATGATTTAAAAAGTTTTTTTAAATATCTTTTAATAAATAAAAATGAGCAACCGAACATTACGTCTTTTTACGGAAGAAGGTAGAATACCTTCAAAAGATATGGGTAAGATGACTCTTTATGTAGATAAACCATATACCGGAAAACCTAAACCGTTAGTTCTTTACTATGAAAAAAAAGAACCACCACCAATAGTACAAATCACCCATGAAGATTATTTTAAAAAACCCGAACCACAAACTATCCGTGAAAAAGCACTTGGTTATAAATTCACTGGACGACGTAGCCGTGTCGTCAAATCAAGACGTAGTCGAGTCGCTAAATCAAGACGTAGTCGTGTCGCTAAATCAAGACGTAGTCGAGTCGCTAAATCAAGACGTAGTCGAGTCGCTAAATCAAGACGTAGTCGTGTCGCTAAATCAAGACGTAGCCGCGTTGCTAAATCAAGACGTAGCCGCGTTGCTAAATCAAGACGTAGCCGCGTTGTCAAATCAAAAAATAAAAGACCTGAAACCAAATATGAAAAATTTCGAAAAGCTGAAATGAAGAAGTCTATTTACAAAGATCTAACTTATAGAGAAAAAACTAAAACTATTGCAGCCTTATGGCAGATTGCAAAAAATAAGAAAACTCTTAAAAAACGTATTTGTAATTATCTTTGTTAATTTTATAAAAAAATTTATAAAATTAATATTTCACATAAGCTGTAAATATGTACATTAAAAACCCAGTTATAAAAGAACCTAGAAATACTCTAAACCAAAAAGTATATTTCTTAAAAGAAAAGTCATCTTCAAATGCAATCATTAATAATGTAGACACTGTAAATCCTAGAAAACCGACGATCACACCATTTAGTAGAGCACCTTTTATCAATTTATCTGCTTCCATTTTTATTTTATTTAATTTATTAAAAACTTTAAAATATTTGCAATAGATGTTTTGTTTATTCGTCGAAGTTGTTTCTTCTCCGTTTCATATTTCAAATCATTAAGACAACTACTATCAGCTTTTAGTTTTTCTATCAAGTTGTTCAATGTCTTAAATTCTTTCATTATAGCAACTGCCGTAACGCTACTTACTCCAGGTATCTGCGATAACACGATCTCTCCAAAATTATCAACTGTTATATTTTCATTCTTCTTCTTTTTAACAAACGAACAATAACTTTCATCCGTTTCTACTACAGCTCCACTACCGCCTTTACAAAAATAAGGCTTCTTTCCTTTCTCCTTCTCGATCTTCGCAAACATATTGCAAATATAGTAAGCACTTTCTGAAATATTCTCCGATTTGAAAACCGAAAACCCCTTGTAATAATTAATACTCACCATACTACTATATACCATTTGTTTTTCACGCGTAAGACTCTTACACGAACCCTCGATAAGGTATACAATGTTATGATTTGGGAAATCGTAGCCGTTTAGGCGATAGGACTGTTCGGAATACCTTTTATCCTTGATAGACGCGATAAGATCAGGAATGGATTTTCGTTCGATAATTACAAGTTCGGCATCTTCATCATCTCGAATAATTATATCTCCTATTTCAAGAGCTTGTACATCTATAATTATATTCTTAAAAGTATCGACTGTCGTGATTAGTTTATTGCATTCTTCATACAGTTTCTTTTCTCTATTATCTAATACTAGTTTCATTTCTTAATTATAGAGAACAACTCTTTAAAATAAAATTGATTAAAGATAATTCCATTCTTTTAAAAATAAAGATAAAATGTTATACTATTACATGACCAATAGTGGTTTCGATAAAGAAACCGTACACACAAGCAAGGTTGATTATAAAAAGAAATTTGCTGAATTGAATGACGAGGTTGCAAAGGATTTATCTATTATGACAGAACATTATTTCAAGTATTTGAAAAGTACAGGTAAATGGAATTTATTTGCAAGCATAAAGAAGGAAGATTTTATTTTTACAATCGAAATATATTTTAATAGGGCGATAGATAAGGTTAATATTCTCTTTAAAATAGATTATTGTGATAATGGTTTGTATATCCAAAATATAATATTGAATTACGGCGAATATAAGAAGGATAAAATATTTACAGATGACATTCTTAAGAATTGTTTATACAATATGTTATTTTATTTAAAGATATTTAAAGATGAATTCAAATACAATTCTTTATGTCAATATTTTCAACATGAAGATGAGATTAAAGATCTCGCGGAATTTTATAAAAGTTATAATCGGGTATTTATCGATAATGCACCAGAGTGTTGTGTATGCTTTGAAGGTGTAAATGAAGTATATAAAACTCTATGCGACCATCATATTTGCTTAACTTGTTCTTTGAAGCTGAAAAAGAAGATATGTCCTATGTGCAGGAAGTGTTTTTGTTGTAACTCGGGGGAGTGCGATAACGAAGATGACGATTAATTTTTTAAACTATTATAAGTTTAAAAATTGTAATTTATTCGCTATCCATATCCATTGTACTATTTTTTTCTAAACCGGATATGTAATTATTAAGCTCATGTCGATACAAAAGATGAGATAGTATTCGCAAATTGTCAAATCCATCTTCGGAGAACTTGTAATAGCTACGAGGAAAATCTTTTAAAGAATACACATTTATCAAAACATTAGGATTAAACGGTTCAACTAAATTATCGTCATTTAGAGAATACGTGAGTGCTTTAAATTTTGTACTGTAATAAGATGATTTATATATATATCGTGCAAGTTGTTCAGCTGTGCATTCATGCTCCCTACTGCTAAAAGTCGTATACGGATGATTTTGAAAGGGATAGATGTATACTTTATCATCTTGAATTCTTAAAAATATTTTATATTCACATGCATCTTTTAGTTTTATTTTTGAAACTGGGTTTAGGAAAAAATTATCATTTTCAAAAACACCTTCAGCTTTTTGAATAATATCGGCAAATACTATCATTTTTAAATAACCAACTTATTTTTAAATTTGTGTTTTCATTTGTTCGTATCCTAATGAAAATATGTCCAATTTCTCCTTTGAATGAATATTGAAATTAAAGAAATTAATCTTGTCATAACTCAATCTTATTATCTTACATTTACTTGACGACACTTGACTTATCTTGTATTCAATATTCTGAGAAATCGGGATACATAATAACTTGTAAATGAATTCAAGGATACCTATATCTGGACTTTTATCAAAATTATCATGTGATGAAAGTAATACACCAAGCACTTTTTTACCTATTTTGTCCCCAATATCAATAGCAAAATTATCCGAAACGCCACCGTCAATATAAAAATCATTATTGTACTTGAAATTTTCAAATATTAAAGGTAGGTTTGAAGACATTTTGAGAGCGATAAGTGATGGTAAATGGGGATGTGTTTCATGGGACAGATATTCTGTTTTTTCTTTTGACAGATTATAAGTTGTGCAAATCAATGTTTTATTATATTTGGTTTTAAGATCAAGTAGGGTTGGTATGTATCCTATTTTTTCAATAGTTATTTTTTCTAATTGCTCATAGATATTGACAAAAGAAGTAGCGCCTGTACCGTTTATCATACTTACGAAATTAAAATGTTGCATCTTTTCTAGGAGACCATTACAACATATATAAACCATTATTTCAATTGGAGAATAGCCAATGATTAACAAAAATGAAATTATCGCACCAGAAGAAGTACCTACATAGGTTTCTATTTTGTTTAATAAAAAATTATCTTGACAATATTGCAATGCCCCTAAAGTTAAAATGCCTTTGGATGAACCTCCAGATAAAACAAGAGTATCAAAGTCGTATTGATTAATTGTTTCCGGAATTTCGATTAATTCCTGATTGTCCATTTATAAAATTTACGCAATTCTTTAAAATATATTTAAAGAATTAAAAATAATTTAGTTTTTATAAATTTAAATTTTTCTTCAAAAGAAGGAGGCATGCGATCGCCAAAAACACAATTATGATTATATACATTGTATTCATCCTATCGTGATGGTAAAGTCGTCCACATACTGGACAATCATGTATATGTTCTGCTATTTGTTTACAACTTATCTCTGTCGCCGCGGGAGTTTCATTTCTTACCGCATAACTTTCTTTTACCATCGGGTAATCTTCTTCATCTTCTTCTTCATAGTTTTGGTAATGTTGTGATGGAGGTAGTGGAGGTGGATAATTTGGACGCGGCGGAGGTGGCATCTGTTGCATTAGACGTTGCTGTTTATAATAATTCATCCCCGATGATGGAGGTGCCATGTAATTATTCCTTATCTTACCCTTGATTTTTTCTGATATATCATTTGGAATAATATCATCACGACGTTGCTCTTGTGGCATGTCCGATATATCTTCCAAATCATCAATCATCGTATAATTTCTTGACATCTTATTATTTTATTTATTAACAAATTAAATTATTTTAAAAAAAAAATATATCATCCAAGTTTATATTTTTATTATTAATCACTATATCATATAACTCATTTAAATATTGTTTATTATCCTCACCATCTATTATTTTTTTTATTATATTTGTGAAATCATTGTCAGCCCCCTCGTCAAGTATCTCTTGTAATTTTTCATTTTTCAACTTGACTTCATTCTTCTTTGCCTTAAAAACAACTTTTATACCTTTATCGATGATTTCTTTAAACTTTTTTGTCTTTTTCAAAGTTTTGAACTCATTATAGTCCCCGTTTAGTGTTATCTTTATCTTATCTTCTGTATTTGTTGGAACATCATACGACTCAATATCATCTATATCCATATATACAATCTTCTTTACTGGAAGCTGTAAATCAATCTCTTCAATATCGTAAGTACCATCTTCTTTAAATGTCGCAAATGGTATTATAGGTTTATCTGTCTCACCGAATGCTACTTGAATACTCGAACCTGTGTAATAGATATTGGATTGAGGTTTTTGACTTTTATGTATATGTCCGGAGATTATATTAGGGTAATTGAGCTCCCACTTGTCTCCATCAACACTTGTTATAGCCCCAAATTTTGATCCATAAAACTCTTGATGACAGAAGATAGCACTCGCACTTTTCCAATCTTCTTCCAAACTTGATAACGCCTCTTCAAAACGCCCGGGGTATACATAGGGACAAAAGATGAAGTTGTTTTCTTTTACAACTTTATCAACAACTATAACATTCTTCCATTCCTTCATTCCGTTCATCCAATGCTCAGTTGTTAGGAATTGTTGATTGTTGATCATATCATGATTGCCTACAAGTATATAGGTAGGTGCGAATTTTCTTATATCATTGATAATTTCGTATGCCTTGTTAAGACAGGTAGTGTGAATGCGCTCATGTGTATCAAGAATATCACCAAGCATTACAATAAAGTCAGGCTTCTTATTCTGGATAACTTGTATTATCTTACTTCTAAATAAATTTATTTGTTCTATATTATCAGTCTTAATATGAATATCTCCGATTATGATTGCAGTTGACATCTTTAATTTTTCATATTTTTATTTTTGCAAAATCAATTTTATAAAAATAAAAACAATTATAATATAAATGACAAAAATAAGTCCAATGATAATCGGAGGAGGCGTGCTTTTAGTAGTCGGAATCATAGTTGCTGTAGTGCTTCTATCAATGAATAGTAGTAAAACTAAAAAATATATATGCAGTCAAGATTCCAAAGGCACCCCCGGATGTGTTGAAAATCCAAACGGATTTTATGATAGTATTGATGTTTGCAGTCAAAATTGCAGAATAGGCGGAAATAGTGGCACAAAATACAGTTGTAACACTTCTACTAAAAAATGTGTTGTAGATCCAAATGGAACCGCCACTAATGAAGCACTTTGCAATATTAGTTGTGGTTTGTAATTAGCTGATATTTTTATTTTTTATAGAATAAAAATATAAAATCGATGCGCGCACCGCCGCCGATGACTTTTTGAAAATCTTTAAAAATTAAAACTTTTCTAAATTATTTTTTATTTTTATTTTGAAAAGAATATTTTGAAAAAAACAAAAAGTCATCGGCGATGTCGCGCGCGCGACGGCAATGACTTTTTCAAAAAAGTGTTTTCAAAAAAAGTCGATTCTAAAAAAAGTCCACACACACACAAAAATTGTTGAAATTTTGATTTTTTCCGTTTTTTGCGACGATTTTTAAACTGAATAACAGTTTCACATTTTACGATACTAAAAAATTAGTAAATTTTACTAATTTTTACTCCAAAAAGAGTAAATTTTAGTAAATAAATTTAAACAAATATTTTATAATATAAAAATGAACTGTGATTTTTGTAAAAAAACATTTGCAACTAACTCATCTCTTACAGTACATCAAACAAGTGCACATCCTCGAAGGCGTTCACGGTCTCGCTAAATTCGTCAAGGACAAAATCATTACTCTTGAAGACGGTACTCTTCTTTACAGATGCTTCGATACATCCCGGCAGATTTTCAAATACCAAGATAAAAATGGTAATATAGTCAAAGATCCAAAAGCTTTGAAGTTAATCGAACTGATTCAACCTGCACTTAAGGAACAAACGAATACACTTTATGATTTTTTTAACACAGAGATACATAATTATAAAAAAGAAGAAGATGAAAAACGGAATGAATTTCTAACAACCAAAGATAAGATGATATTCCTAAAAGAGAATACAATAAAGATACAGGATGAGATAGCTGATATGCATATGAATAGTCGATTCTGTAACGAGTTGTCGGCTATGACAAGTTAAGTGGAAACATTTTCTCATAATTTAAATTTAAGTAGGTGATAATTATTTTAAATTTTTTGTTTTCTTCAGCATCGTTGTATAACACCATCAAAACATCTTTCCAAAAAGAATGAATATAGTTTAAGAATTCTTCATCCTTCAACAGAAGAATCCAAATCTCCGGATGACTTAATAAAAATATTTTTGTGTACCCTTCTAAAGCCGAATAACCGTTGTTGGCGACATTATTAAGATCATTAAAATACCGATTATTCCATTCTCTGTAATCGGTTGATGTCAATTCTTCAAACAATACCCTGGTTTCAGGGTCTTTTATCCTATATTTTAATAAATGATATTTAAAGTATTTTATCATTTATTGAATAAAAAATAAAAAATTAGATTATAATAAATATGTCATTCTTTTATAATTATTTTAGTTATTACCTATATGGCGAAACTGAGGTACCTCCAGTCGAACAATCGTCAACCGAAAAAAAATATCTTATTTCGATAGATGATTTAAAATCTGTAAACCTTCAACCTGTCAAAGATGTTATCCCTGGACCCTCCAGAAATATGCCTGCTACTTTTGATAAAGTAGATTTGCGCAACTTGAATAAAGCTCAAATGCATGCTATTCTAAATGTAAAATTGAAGCATACACCGCCTATTGAAAAACCAACTTATTACGCACCGCGTCATCCTGTATTGTACGAGTTATTGTTAAAATTCAAACCTAAAGAAATTTTTTAATTTTATTTTTTTGATTCTGTTAATAAAATGGTAAAGAAAAATAAAATTATATTTATCGTAATTCTCCTACTACTTATAGTAGGCGTTGCTATCGCAATAAATTTTTACCCTACAACGTCTTCCGCGAGAGAGGGGCCGATTTTAAATGCGATTTGTAAAAATCAAGTTAAAAATGCGGTAAACGCCGCAAACGCAAAATGTAATACAAGAGTAAATGAGGCAGTTGCTACATTAGCACTCGCATGTAATTCAACAGTAAGACAAGAGGTAGCGAATGCTAATACCGCGTGCGGTATAAGAGTAAGTAAGGAGGTCGAAAGTGCTAATAGTGCGTCCGCTACCGCATGCGATTCAAGAATTACTACCGCATTAGGTTCTGTTCCTTTAATTACTTCAATAGCAACACCAGATGGAGCAGATGGTAATATTTATGGAGGATTACCACTTATAATACAAGGTGAAAACATAGGATCTGGCAATGAAATATTTTTTGGAGATATTAAAATAACACCGACTACACAAACGCCAACAGAGATTAAATTTACAACTCCTCCTTATACATGGGATAAAGTGATATACGACGGAACAAATTTTGTAGTTCCAATTAGTGTAAAAAATTCTTCAAGTGGTCTTGAGATACGCAAAATGTTTAAATTGAACCGTCCTAGCAACCCCAGTTTCAGTAAAATTACCACATTATCCTCGCCCATAAATACCGAAGAAGGGGGTTCATCAGTCATAACTGCCCCCGGGGGCGATGCCGTTATGTCCGAACCACCAATTAGTGGTGGTGAAATTGCCACTTTAACAACTGATATTTTTGATAGTCAATATGATAAATATTCAGAAAAATATATAACTTTTATTTTTGACACGCCTCAATACAAATACAGAACTACTATACCAATATCATCAAAACAAATTATTACACCCCCAGTTTTTTCTGAAAAAGATGCTGATCTGATAAAATATAACCCTGTGCCCACAACCACCCCTTTACCAAAAAATACAAGGGTATTTGTAACAATCATCAGAGGTGGTCGAGAATTTAACAGTAATGTTTTAGATATTTCGTATGTATTCCCTTACATTTCTTATTGCGAAGTAGAAAACATAGGTCCTGGTAATTTTAAAATTACTATTAATGGAAATAGTTTATATCATGGATATCGTAATAACACCAACGTATATGTTGATGCTAATATTAATAACATCGTATCATCTGATTTAGTTCCCATTGATACTAGATACTACACCAATATTAAAAATTGGACAAATGATGTGATAGAAATAAGTGTCCCTGAAACATATTTTATAAACAATGAAACCTTTGTAAAAATAAGTTACCGCAATTTTTTTACAAATTATAAAAAAGCGGAAATTACATCATCTTCTGGTCCTGATCAATAAAATCATTTTCTATCCTCCGGTTTCACATATTCAAGCCCTACATGCCTAAAAATATCTCTTTCTGTTTTTAATTCCTTTACTTCTGGAGTAAAAGAATGTTCATTCAAGCTTAGTCCTAGTGTTAAACAATGTTTTCGGAATGCAACATTGAATTTCGCACTACCTGTAAAATATAATTTCATATAAGGGTATTCTTCAGGGGTATTTCGGATCAAGTCGATACGGCGATATTTGCCACCTCCTGGTAATTTGCATACACCCAAAAGTTTCTTATCACCTCGTGCGAGAGTGTATTTTATGTACCCGATCCTGATCAATTCGTCAACGAACTTATTGAACTCATCGACGCCCATATTTAGCATAACATCAATATCGCCACTCGATTCTTCTTTTCGACGAAAACTCCCCACGATCTCGCCTTTCTCTTTTGGAAGATCTAAAATCTTTTTATGAATTTTCATTTCGCTTCGGGGGATTCTTTCAAGCAAATCGTAGTAGCACGCGACCCCGATCTTTTGCCCGTCGGTAAGTAGTTTATAATCTTTTTTGGATTTTGCCGCAAGATCTTCAATACTTTTTATTTTATGAACTTCGATGAGCTCGGTAGCCTTTTTTGGTCCCACGCCATAAACTTGAAGAAGTTGCGATTTGATATCGCTTGTGGTATTTTCCACATGACACCCGCGCTCAAATACATCTTTTATCTTTTGCCGAATACTCTTGCCGATACCTTCAATTTTTTCAATTTGTGAATAAGAAGTGATTGGTTCTTTAAGGGCATTAATATTGTTTATAACTTTGTTGTAGGCACGAATTTTGAAAGAGTCGTTGGTGTCGTTTCTAAAAGAAGTTAGAGCGCTCATGATATTTTGTTTGTAATCCATTTTATAATTATTTAAAATAATTATAAATTAATTTTATAATTGAAAACACAGGATATCTCGTACGGGTACTTAAAGTGATTTACTTAATTTCAACCGTTGCACCAGCATCTTCTAATATGCGCCTTATACGTTCAGCTTCGGCCTTCGATACATTTTCTTTTACCGGTTTTGGAACAGCTTCAACTAAATCTTTAGCCTCTTGCAGCCCTAATCCTGTGACTTCTCTAACTGCTTTAATAACATTTACCTTTAATGAGCCAGCACTAGCAAGAATTACAACAAATTCAGTTTGTGTAGGAATAGGTGATGTAGTCGGAATAGGTACTTGAAATGGAACATAATAACCATAAATTAACTCATCATCATTTTTAAATTGGTTATAAACTTCCTTACTAACATTTCTCTCAATAATATTAACCTTAAAACGTTCAGTGTTATTACCGTCAGAATCAAGTGTTTCTGGGTATTTTCCCTTTATATATAATTTGAAATTTCCAACATAGCCGCCGTCTGGGTTCTCTCCTAAGAAAACTAACCGAGGATCTGTAATTATTGTTTTATAATATCTAGTACCAGTAGTTAAATTCACATAACTATCAGTGTTTGAAGCAGTAACAAAAAAGTTTTTACCATAACTAGCAACTTCGCCATATAGATGTATATAATCATCAGTAGTCTGATCCGCCTCTTCATCAGGATCTCGATTTTCATATTCATTAAAATTTAAATTACATGTTAAATTCGGCGTTTCCCAAAAAATTACGAACCTGTCATGAGGTGGAACAGATTGATCAGTGCCTACTGTAAATCTTTCAAATAAATATGATATAATATTTATTTTTAACTTACTTATATCAGATGAAGTGCATATAACATTGCCTGTTGGACAAGGTGTTGAAGTTGGAGTAATTGGATTATTTAGTTTTACATCTTCTATTCTAAATGGTGGTTTTGAGTCTATATCATTTACTAGTAAAATTATATAACACATTTTTATATCGTATTCAGTAAAGTCTCTTAGTGCACCTAGATTCTTAACTATTGTTTCATAAGTTCGTTCCCCTGTATTTATATTTATAAAATTAGTAGTATTCTTGTTTGTAAGATTAATTCTTTTTGGGAATCCCGCAAAATCAGTTAGTTCGATCCTATCTTCTCCTTCATTTAATTTAAGACATGATTGATAATCCGTACTCCAAACAACTTTTATATCGAAATCTTCAATATTTGTACCACTATTATAAAAAACTAAACTAGCAGATTTAATTTTTACTGTTTTTAGTTCACTTAAATTTAGAGGTGGGCATATAATAGATTCTTGAGGAATAGTTGGACAAGGTGTTGGGGCAGGTGTAGCATTTTTTACAACTTCAATACCCCAATCAGCAGGAGATGTAGCAACACTACCAGCCGTCCCACCACTAGATGTCATTTGCATAACTGGATGATTATCTCCAGTTACTATTTTTTTGATGTATGTAAGATCTTTATCACTACCTTGAACTTTATAAGTAAGGTATTGAGCTGACCCATTCAAGTTCAAGCTAACAACTGGTATAGAATACGGTTTTGTGAATACTGTAATTGTATACTTACCAGGAAGTTTTGTATACACATGTTTTAAGTTGTCGTCATCATTTGATAGGGTACCTGAAGCTGTAATATAAGGAGTTCTATCACCCCAATCTATAACATATGGTTCACCAGATTTAATCGTAATTGGTAAACCAATCTTTCCATTTGGATTTCCAGCGATCTTAGATGATGCTGTAGTAGCCGGTAAATCAATATAAATTTGAAATGGTTTTGGTACCTGTGGCAGGTTCGCTATTTTACTATATTCTGTTGCAGCTTGAGTTAATAACACATCTTTATATATTTCTAAACCATCTGTACATTTCTTATTAGCTACACCGACAGCATTATTTATTTTTCCAGCACATTGATCATTAGCCGTTTTCACGGGTCCTCTACAGATACGATTTAAAATAGGTCCTTCACCAGGCGTGGACTTAGTAGGATAAAAATAAATTGCGAGTGCAAGACCTACTATGATAAGTAATATCAACCCAATAAAAATAAAAAGTTTCATATTAATTTTATTTTTGAAGACCATTTAATTTATTAAAAGAATTAAAAATAAAATTTAATAAAAAATGTATGCAACTCCATCTCCTCCGAAACCTCCTTTTCCGGGTGGGTAAGAAGCTGTCCCACCTCCACCCCCACCTCCTCCACAACCGCCAAATTGTCCGGGATTTCCATTTGTTGTTCTGTAAATGCACTTATCTGTCGTAGCACCATCTCCACCTTTTCCAAATGTAGAACCGTCGACAGGCGTGGATCCCAAACCTCCTTTTCCTTGAGTCTCGTTTGAACAACTTCCACCTCCTCCACCGCCTCCGTTTCCATAAATAGTTACATCTCGGTTATAAATATTTTTTATAGTTTGTATTGCACCATTACCACCATTTGTATTAAAAGGATAATCTTGTATTATTTTAGAACCACCTCCTCCTCCACCTGAACGGGTTCCCGCATTTTGAGCAACTTTATTACTTGTAGGACTGATATAATATGATCCATCGGATCCTTTCGTATCATACGAATACCCACCCCCACTGCCCCCGCCTTTACCTCCTGGGGCATCACCCGCATACCCAAGTGATTTAAATACATCCTCCACAGAAGGTACATAGCCAGTAGCCATGATGCGATCAATAGAACTCGACTTTAAGAAATAGTCCATATTCGGAGGTAACGGGTAAAACATTCGGTAATAAGAATCACCTGATTCATAGTAAAGTTCTAACTCTTTTTTTATACCTGTATCACCCAAAAGGTTTTTTATTAATTCAGAACTTTCGATAATGTTAGTAGCGGTAGGTACTTTAGTGGTGGTAAATTGATCAACGAGAATTGAATCTGTATTAATTTTTTTATATTTACAAATATCAATTAATGTATTAATTGATCTGATAATATTAGTGTGAATTTTTAAAGTGGCCGCTTTCCGTTCTTCAATAGTTAATTCCCCTCCAGCGAAACCTTTTGATCCACCTTTAGCTTCTAAAATAATGTTAAAATTAGACATTCCAAAATATAAGGCGTCATAATCAAATTTTTGTAAATATGTATACCCGCCATTTCTAAAATCGGTTCCGCCTGTACCAACTGTAATTTTATAAAATCCAGAAGTTAAAGACATTTTACCTGTTTTAATTTCACCACCTTCACCTCCCCCGCCTCCTGCACCTGCGACAGTGCCATCTGCGCCAGCGCCTCCACCACCCACTAAAATATAATTTATTACAGTATCGTTATCGAAAAATAAATATTTTCCTGCCTCATTTACATAAAATGGTATAGCCATAGAATAAGCTGATGGAATTGAAAATTTCCATTTTATCTCATCTTTAATCTTTTTTAATTGTGCATTAACCTTACCAACTTCCGCTCCTACTCTTGTATCACATTGAGTGTTTACACCAGCAACTCTTGTATCGCATTCAGTCTTTGCCTTACCAACTTCTTCTCCTACTCTTGTATCACATTGAGTGTTTACACCAGCAACTCTTGTATCGCATTCAGTCTTTGCCTTACCAACTTCCGCTCCTACTCTTGTATCACATTGAGTGTTTACACCAGCAACTCTTGTATCACATTGAGTATTTGCCTTACCAACTTCTTCTCCTACTCTTGTATCACATTGAGTATTTACACGCTTGGTTGCATTAAGTATTTCTTGATCTACTCTTTTGTTACATAGCGAGTTAGCATTATTAACAAGTTTACGACAAGCCCAATTTAAAATTTGACCCTGGGCAGGTGTAGACGTAGGATAAAAATTTATTATAAGTGCAACGCCTACTATCATAATTACAAGTATTCCGATGAATACCGCGGATTTAATTTTATTTACCATTTATTAAAATAAATAAAATTAAAAATTATCAATTCCAAAAAACTATATATGAATCGATTTCCATACATGGCGGAATACCTTCTGTATAAGGATCATATGTATTTTTTGTCAACTCATAATCTCTACCGTTAAATAGTTCTTTATATTTAATTACATTTTGGCCATTTTTTGTAAGACTATTTGTAATATCAAAAACTATTGGTTTTATATCAAGGCCAGGACACCATCCATTTCTAGGATTTGGATAAGTACCTGCTTGATCTTGAAGAACACCTAATTCTTTTGCACATTCACTTCCACATGCGCTTAATCCGTATTCGGGGCAAAATCCTTTAGAAGCATCCCAGCTATAAGTTGGTGTGTCTGTATTAATATCATTATTAATATAATAATTAGAAGTCGTGGTGCAAAATTCCGCGCAATTATCATCTTGCCAGCTTTGTCCTCGGGCTGTTCTTAGTATATATAATTCTATTTTCTTTGTTTTAGGTGGTATAGTAAATGGAATCGGTGCCCATCTATTATTATAAGTAGAAGATAGGCAGCCGGTAAAATGACCATCTGGGCCGTTATTATCACAATTGCCGCAATTTATATCCCATAATTTTAAATACGAAGTAGGTCTAACCCCTTTATTTTTGTTTGAAAGAGTTAGAACTATAGTGATATTATATTTTTGAGGCGTCCAAAAAACAAAAGTGTTATTTTGATTTTGTTTTAGTAAAGAGATCATTGAAGATATATTAGTCGTCCAACTTCCAGGCGGTGAAGAATACGGAGTTATCCATTTAGCAATTGTTGGTTGATTTGAATCTTTAATATATAAAATTGCTACGAAATCCCAGGGGCAATATTCTCCATCTGCACAACTCATGTTCAAAGTAATTGTCATATCATCGTACATACTTAAATCAGGGACTTGAATTGTCGACATATCACCATTTCCAGGTTCCCAACCACCTTTCGTTGTTACATTTTTAAATAATTCTAAAGTTGTTGTAGGCTCAGTTGTCGGAGGGTAAGGTGTTGTTGTAGGCTCAGTTGTCGGAGGGTAAGGTGTTGTTGTAGGCTCAGTTGTCGGAGGGTAAGGTGTTGTTGTAGGCTCAGTTGTGGGTGGATGAATAGGTGGTCGACTTGTAGGAGGAGGCAGAGGTTCAGATTTTGAAGGTTTTGAAATATATTGCTGTATGAGAATAATAGCTGTTGTAAAAATTCCAATAAATAAAAAAATAAAAACAAACATTTATTTTATATAATTTAAAAATAAAATATAAAATAACAAATGTTTTTAATCTATGTGGTTCATCATAATGTGTTAGAAGATTGTAATATATTCTTTAGAGATGAAGCATCGGCAAAACAAAAAATTATTGAATTAGCAGCAGAAACGGAGACTGATATTAAAGAATTGAAAATTAGAGTATTTACAGAAGGTCAAAAATTTTGGGCGGATATGTCAAGTTATTAGAATTATTTAGGGCATTGCCAGTAAGTATCATCTTTTGTAAACCATTTGTTTGGATAACCGTCGTAGTACATTTCTCCGTTTAACCACAATCTGACTCTGTATAATAACCAATCATCTGATTTTTTATAAAAAGTTCCAATACCTGATATACCCCACGTATAGGGTGTTTTATAAATATAAAAATTTTTAATGGTGTTTTTTGTAAGATCATAAACAGTTGATTTGTCTGATATAGTAAATGTATCAACGCGTTTTCTTTCAAAATCGCGTTTTGGATTGGCAGACTTTAAGTTTACAGAGAGTGGATTAAAACGCTCGTCGGGATTAGAAGATTTGCTTGAAATTTGTGTATTTGGAAACATTATGGAAACCGGATCATCTGTACCCGCAAAAACATTACGTATATTGATTTTCTTTATATCAAAGGGTCCGGGACCTGTTGTCAATTCAAGTTTTACAGTATTAGGCTCCAATTCCAATAAAATAGTGGATCCATTTTGGATATTGTAATCAGCCAGAGTTTTTCCCTCGATAAGTTGCTTCCCACCAAAAAATAAAAGTTGTCGATCAGGGGGAAATCCTTTTTGACTTTCTATATACGCCTTGATACTTAATATAGTATTAGTATTATCTATATCTCGAATAGTAATAATCTTTTCAGTTGTTAATATTTTAACGAAGATTTCAATAGACTCCAAATCCAATAAAATGGCTCCCTTTGGGATATTGTATTCAGCCAGAGTTTTCCCATCCAAAAGTTGAATCCCATTAAAAAATAAACGTTGTCGATCAGGGGGAAATCCAGCGGCATCTTGTATTCTCACTTTGAGACTCTCGATAGTATCAGAAAGTTGTATATTAATTGTAATAATCTTTTTATTTATTAATATTTTAACGAAGAATTCTGAAGAGTCAGATTGACGACTTCCTGAAATGTTATGGGGTGAATTATAAAATGATATACCTAAAGATATTCCAATTATAAGAAATAAAACTAAACAAATAATTAAATATTTTGTCATTTATTTAATTATTTTTTTTTATTTTTCTTCTTCTTCTTCGTCCCGTACTATTACAAAATCCCGTGCAAAATGCTTCTTCAATTTCTCTATATTTAAATTTATTTTATTATCTAACATAAATTTTTCGAGAACAGGAATATCTGGAAATCCACAAAATGGTACTTCTGTCAATGGATGTTGATCATATCCCGTAAATAAATGTCGCACTCGTTCGTGGTTCAAAATTGAAACGTCTATCTTAAGTTTTTCTGTGATTCCATCAATCGATCCATAATCTTTCAGGTACTTATACGCTTTTTCGGCACCAATTCTAGGTACATTTTTATTATAATCACAACCACACATTATACAAAGATCTAAAAATTGTTCTCGGGTTATATCAAGTGATGTTAGTATCTGTTCATAATTAAGACGTGTACAAGTATCAGTAGAAGTATCGATCTTTGTAAGAAAGATCGGCGCGGCATATGCCAATACATCTGTATCTTCTGACATTGCAGCATCCACCAACCCCCGTTTACAAAGATCAGAACACATCGTTTCAGCCTCGACTGGAGCTTGATAATAGGGCACATTTAAAATATCAAAGAGTTTTTTTGTGAGTGCGAAATCTTCTGCTGTTATAGAAAAAATGTAATTGCGCATCTTTTCAATTTTTTCTTCAACTACCTTGATATTAAATTTATTCACTGATTTATTAAGAAGACTCCCACTACCTTTATTTTCCTTATCATGTAAATCTCTCAATACAGTATCAATTTCTCCAGTATTATGATATTTTTCTAAAGCTTCATCCAATTCATATATTCGTCGTTCAGTTTTTTCTCTATTTTCGGCGCGCTCTGCACGTTCATTTGCTTTATCCGGAGGTGCACCAGAGTCATAAATAAAGACACAGTGAATCTCATTTCGCCTGAGAGAAGAAACCAGGTTGAGGAATGCACTTATCCAACGAGCGCCACAAGTAGCCTTGAACTTGCAGAGGAAAAGAGTTAGATCGATAGCGATTTTTTTGAAAGCGTATTCAGAAAGATGAATTTCTTCGTATACTTCAGGGCAGTTATTTCTTAAAAACTTATTTAGATTTTTAATTCCCATCTTATTTTTTATAAATCATTTTTAAAATAATAAATCAAATTTAAAAATGATTTATAATAATAAATGACAAATTGTTTTTGTTCACGGGAAAATTTTGATTTTGACAAACAAAAAAAGATATTAGAAGGTACATATAAAGAAAAAGAAAAAGAAAGTACAGATGACATCAAAAAAGACGAAATGGTTAAAAGAAGTTCAGAAAAAAAAATAAATAAGGATAACATATTAAAGAATTTAAAAGGCCGAAAATTGAGTGAAGAAGAGGTTAAAAAATATAGAGATTATAATACTATATTAGCTTCATCCAAGAAATTTAAAACTGATTTTAAAAAACTTCTGATTGATCGCACATCAGGTAAAATATCAACAGATGCTACTTTTGTTATACCAGCCAATTTTGATGGAAGAGTGGTATGGAAAGATTACATATTTCCCGCTCGTGATCAGGGATTATGTGGAGGGTCTTGGGCTTTTGCAGTTTCATCTGTACTATCAGATAGGTTATCAATATATACAAATAAAAAATATAAATATCAATTTAGTCCAGTTGAAATGATATTATGCGATATGGGAGGAGAGGATGAATATAAATTTGCACAAGAGAATGCAAAAGATGGTATTGCATATGATTATAATTTACCGGGAGAAAGAGTAAAAATAGCAGAAGAAGAAAACGCCGGAATAAATAAGTATGGTTGCAATGGAGAGACTTTAATTGGAGGATGGCAGTTCGCATTTAGATTCGGGCTTATAACAGAAGAATGCGCGAGTTATACAGAAGAGGTATACAATTATTCAGGTTATTTAAAGGGTAGTAGCTGTACTGGATTATTGGGTGATAGTTATGATATTTGTCTAACTAATAAGAACCCTGTTATAAGTCATTTATGTCAAGGATATTATTATGTACCAGGTACTCCTAAAGAGCAGAATGTTCTTATGCAAAACGGTACCGAAAGAGATATTCGAAGGGATATATACAGATGGGGTCCAACATCTTCAGCCTTCAAAGTATACGAAGATCTCGTAAACTGGAATAAACCAAATGAAATATATGTATGGGATGGAAAATCTAAATATCTAGGAGGACAAGCAGTATCTATTGTAGGATGGGGTGAAAATGAAAGAATGAAATATTGGATTGTTCGAAATTCATGGGGTGAAAAATGGAATGGTGACGGACATTTTAAGATGTTAAGAGGGAAGAATCATTGCGAAATTGAAGAAAATGTTTTTGTAGGGTTTCCTAATCTATATGGAATTCGTTTATATGTGGAGTGGCCGATACTTACAAAAACAGAAGATTTAGCACTGCGTGCGATTTGGGGGATAGCAGATTCGGGTTATAAAAGAACAACTTGCGAGAATTTGGTTACCGGAAAAACGTTATATAATCCTGAAATTTTTAAAAATAATTATATTGATGAAAATCTTTATTTAAAAGAATATTGGCCGGATGTGTCGACTTTAGTCGCAGCTGAACCTGAAAAAATAAAATTTAAACTTTCCGATAGTAAGAATTTCGCGAGAAGTAAAAGGGACATAAAAAGTGATGAACCAAATACCGACACAGTGACTAATTTTTTTGAAGGTACTAGCAATCTAGTAATTGTACTTTTTTTTATATTGTCTGCATTTTTGTTATTCGCGCTTTTAAAAGGGATACAGTTTGGTTTATATTATTTTAAAATAATTAAAATAAAACCAAATATTTTTTAATTTATACAATAAATGAAAAAATGCAAGAGTGATGAGATTCTGAATCCAGCTAGTAATCGATGTGTTAAAAGATCTGGTGCAATAGGTAAAAAAATTTTACAACATTGTAAAGATGATGAGATAAGAAATCCTGAAACTAACAGATGCGTCAAGAGGAGTGGCGCTATCGGAAAGAAAATAATTGCAAATGAAAAATCTAAGCGTTACAGTAGACAAGAAGGTAAAATCTTAAATCCTGAAACTAATAGATGGGTAAAAATAGATGGTCCTATCGGCCGAAAGATTTTAGAAAAACAAAATGCGACTCCTGTAACTAAATTTTATGCTGGATACAAGGTTAAATATAAAGGTAAGAATGCGGTAGTTACCGCGAGGTATGGAGGTGTGGTGAAAAATGTATACGAGATACGATTAAATAATGGCGAAATAAAGGATTTTGTTAAGTACGAAGACCTTATTTTTTTGAGTGAGAACTAATAACACGAATCTCATTAACAAAGCTGCATCCACCTGTTAAACCAAGCATAAATGAACCGACAGAAATGGTACCTACTGATAATTTAATTAGTTCAGATAATAGCGCAGTGTCATCTAAAGTAGAACCTTTCAAGGCAAGTAGATAACCACTTATTCCTATAAGTACTAATGGGATTGGAAGATAATAAAATGTCCCCGTCCATTCTATCTTTTCATTAAACTTAAGTACTATAATAATAATTAACAAAAATATTCCCACTCCTAAATAGGCGTATGCATATGTAGATAAACTATCAAGTTTATCTTTAGGTGTAGCGTCTTTATTAGAGATGATAACAGTAAATACGATACCAACTAATAATAATACAATAGATAATAAAATTCCTATATAATTCAACATTTTATTATTAATAATAAAAAATTGACTTTTTTTTTTAAATTAAAAATATTAAATTCATGATGGAAATAAACAATTTGGCCGAAGATGTTAGAAACTATTTCATTTACCACGAAGATGGAAATGTATTTCTTCAAAAAGGATTTAGTTTCGATGAAGTGGTTTGTGGTTCGCGAATAGAAGATAAAAATAGAAATAAGAAAATGACTGCTGACGAGCAATCAGCAAAGACATTTGCTATCATACCATCAATGTTGATATATATCGCAGGGGGGTATACACCAATTGTCGTTGTCGCGAATAATGGACAGGTGACACAGTTTGTAAAAAGATTGTTGTTTATACAAGATACGCTACATAAACATTTGAAAAGTTTAAATAAATATTCACTAGACGAATTGTCGATATTTGCCGGATATCTTTACTACAATACAGAAAATAAGTATTTAAAGAAAGATACGAAATTAGCGGAAGCGTTGTCAGGTTCGAATAGAAAAGTCATAATTTGTGCTTATCATCATGTTCAATTAGCTCGTATCAATAATATTTTTGATGAATGTTGTAAAACATATTTGGTAATTGACGAGGTTCACAAATTAGGAGCTTATACTGAACCAGGGTATCTCGATGAAGAATTAGATATGCATTTTTATCACGATCCAGAAGATATTACCCGTAGAAATAATGAAATGATACTCTTGAAACGGAGATGCACTGTGCGTTTAGAAGTCAGCGCGACAATTCAAACTGTTTTAAATAACGATAAAGATTTTTATTCGGACAACCTTATCAAGCTGAATCATACTAATAAGTATACAGGTATAACAAAAACCAGATGGGTTGAATACCAAGAATCAAAAGAAGATGAAGAGAATTACGGTATACGGTCTGCTGTTGATCATATTATAATGGAAAGATACTCGAACCCATTATTCACCCGTAATGATTTTCGTAACAGCAAGGTTGACAAGCATCCATCTATATTTGTAAACAGAGTGGAACGCGAGATAAAGAGACAGAATAATTTTTCGGAGAGTATTATAAATAGAGAAATAGATGGAATTACATCAATAACTGAACAGGGAGAAGGGATCGGGATTGCATCTTTGTGTTATAAAAAGAGACATCAAATAACCATATTTGGACACTCATCGACAAAATTAGAGAACGGTGAACATTTTTTTTCAAGTAAGACCAAGCTCACAGTGGGTGATCTATTACAGCACATATCAGAAGAAGGCGTTGATGTACATAAACTGGTTGTTATAAATACCCATGATATGGGATCGATGGGTATGTCTTATTGTTCGCATTTTGATAAACCACAACACTGGCACGCAACAGATGTTATTTTACGCGTTGCGAAGAATATGTCTTGTGAGGATCTTAAACAATCAGCAGCACGTGCATGGGGGAATCATCATGATGATATAAGACCTACTGTATACTATAATAAGGGGAGTAATGCGAAAGAGAAGGTAATACAAACATATGTACTACAAAACAGACAGATAGACAGTATAGTGTCTTTATCTTCGAAGGGAAATCTGAATGTTTATGAACATCTTAATACTTTAAATATTTTTGATAATTTTGTAAATAAAAAATATATTAAGTTTGGAAGTCTTCGGGGTAAAATAGTAAAAAATCCAGATGGTAAAAAACAAAAAAAGATACTGAGAGAAAGTGATGATAGTATGAAGATATTACAGGCATTTGACGGAGAGAAAATAGACGAAAGTTCAGAAATAGTTGGGAATGAAGAATTTGATCGTCTTACTTTAAAAATGTTCCCTATTTGGGCAAATAAAGATTCAAAAATAGCTAATTTTATGAAAGAACTATGCCCCACCAAGGTGTACAATACCACAGAGATGAGAGAATTGTGTGACTCACATGGAATCAAACATATTAAACAACTTACTACTATACATACCGGGACCAACGGATTTGGTACAATATTAGAAAATTCAGATGGTTATTACAGGCTTCATCCATGCTTGGTAAATTCGTTTAATTTAAATTTTAATTACTAAATATAATTTTATAACTATACAAGTTATAAAATTTAATTTTATTTTATTTAATAAAATGAAAACACTGAGAGTAGGTACTGATTGCAGTGGAATTGAAGCTCCAATACAAGCTCTTAAACAATTAAAAATTCCTTTTAAACATGTCTTTTCTTCTGAAATCGATAAATATTGTATAGAAAGTATAAAAGCAAACTACGACCCAGAAATTATTTTTGGAGATATCGCAAAAAGGGATATTCGGGATGTACCTAATATAGATTTATATATTTGCGGATTCCCTTGTCAACCTTTTTCAAGCGCTGGTAAGAGGAGAGGACTTAAAGATAAAAGAGGAAGTGTATTTTATAGCTGCATAGAAGTTATAGAAAATAAACAACCCAAATATTTTATTCTTGAAAATGTGAAAGGGATACTTGGCAATGACGGTGGAAAAACCTGGAAAATAATAGAAGAAGAACTTTTGGAGCTGGAAAAATATGGTTATGTGATAAAATGGAAAATACTAAACACAAAAGACTATGGAATACCTCAAAATAGAGAACGATTGTTCATAGTAGGTTGTAAAAATAAAGATTTTGAATGGCCTAAAAAGATAAAAATAAAACCAATTAAGACATATATTGATTATAAAGATAAAAATAAGTATGAGACAAATCGAAAATATTTTTCAAAGATATTAAAAACTATTCCGAGTGGTTCGGTATTTATCGATAATAATTTTTTGAAACTAAATAAATTTGTAGATTCTGACAAATGGTCACCTTGTTTAAATACCCAAAATGGTTTGTGGAATGTGCCTATTGGCAGATACGCAAATATAAAAGAAAGACTAAGACTACAAGGATTCCCGATTACTTTTAAACAAGTAGTGTCGGATACACAAATGAATAAACAAATTGGAAACAGTATGAGTGTTAATGTTTTAAAAGCTATATTTAAAGAAATTTTTTAAATAATTTACAAGTCTTTGTACATATCTAATATTTCTCTTTGAATCTCCGGTTGTTCACCTATCCAAGAACCATATGTCGACATTAAATTTTGTTGTTCTTTACTTAATTGAAAAAATTTTGGAGGATTTGCAAAAAAACTTGGAAGAAGTGGAAACATTGTCCAACGAGTTAAATTTTCATAAATTATTGATCTTTTTAAATCAGGTTTTAATAAATCTATAAATTTCTTCGACTTAAAATTAGTTATAATCATTAGATCCACCTCATAATCCCCTTTTATTCCCTGATACGCATTTGGTTTTACTCTTAATTTTTTACGAGCATAAACCGGACCACCAGCTAAAAATGTTTTCTTAAATTGGTTTAATATATCTTGGTAATCCTCTTTATAAAAGATCTGGGAATATGAATGAGCAGCAAATAAAGGTGCACACGAACCATATTTATTCGCGCCAAAAAGAAATGGTAAATTAAAGAGAATGTTAGGTAGAATTGCGCATGCACCGTACACAATTGGATCAAAAAAATCACCTTTGTCATTGATAAAAATATCAACTTCTCTAGCTATAATACTTACAATTTTTGTAACTCCTCTTGCAACCAATTGAGATATACAAGTTGTATCAGCAGTATCACCATCAACAAAATTGACACCTTGTTCAAGTTTCAATTCGGTTTTTGTGTAATTTGTTTCAATTACACTATTACATCTACATTTTAAAGTAGGTTGATCGAAGAAACAATTTAAACTTGATCCCTGTTTATTCTTATTTTTACATTCTAATCCCAATAAATTAAAACTACATTCATTATCACTCTTACATTGCGAGATCGATTTAGAATAACATTTGCCAATATTAAATTTACAAGAATCTTTATCATATCCTTTCTGAGCTTTACACGTTCCCATAATTATATTATCAACACGACATTGTGAATCAGAAGTTGTTGGTTTTGCAGGATTGGTTCTCCATATATCATAATTTGTAGGGTTAATACCTGTTGTTGTAGGTAATATTAGTGATAAATTTAATAATTCATATACTGAACTCCCCCAAGCTTCTCCTGATATAGCTATGACATCTCTTAATTTAAAAAAATTTGTGGCAAATACAGGGATTTTTTCAACGTCGTACTTATAAGGATACTCAACTTTCATTAATTCATATTTATCCTGGGAATTGTTATAATCAACATATTTTAATTTTTCTTTTGGTGGGAAACATCTACCAAATGCAAATGAATCAGTTACATAACCCCCAATTTCAGTTCCATCATCTAGTTTAAAAGCTTCTAAAATACCACTATATAAGGGTGTAAAAGACACTGATTTGTACCGAGGGTATTCAAATTTTTTTCCATTTATTTCCGAAGTTGTTTTGTGTAGTAATCCTGAGTTGGCTACCCAAAAAGGATCCCCTTCCCTAGGTGTTATAATATCATAATTGGTTTCATTATTTTTATTAATTTCATCAGCTTGTTGTTTATTCAAAGCAAAAGGGACATCTCCATTCAGATTATATTGTTTGAGAAAAATTTCTTCAGCCGCATACGGCCACCAATTTTTTGATGCATATTCTACTCCAAATCTATTTACAGTATCTATGATTATCGCTTTTAGAACAGATATTGTCTTAAATACATTTTGATTAATATTTACATCGATATTTGCCCATACTTGTCCTTGGCCAATATAATACTTATTATCAAAGTTTTGATTATTTAAAATATCAAATGTCAAATTTTGCGGTGGTGTGTATATTCCGAGTAATTGTTCATCTGTAAAACCTCTTCCTCTTGCAAATGTATAAGGTCCGTAAAACCAACTTCCTCCTGAAGACGATGAAACATAAGATGCTTTATCCATAATATTATTTAATCTATTGAAAGATAAAGATCTAAAAACACCGGTTGCGAATGCAGATGATTTAGTTCCACCACCAGAAATACTAACACCAAGCATTTGAGGTTTATTACATTTTGGTAAATAAATTTTTTCAGGGAATAAAACAGTACTTCCAGTCTCATAACTTTTATAAAAAAGAGAACTATATTTATAAAGTTTATAGTCTTTGGTACCAGTTTGCCATACCTGTATTTGTAAATTTTTTTCATTATCCTTGTTCGTTAAAGGTGGAAAACCGACAGGTTTCGGAGTAGGTGCCGTGTATAACGGAGTAGTAGGACCAGGCTGAGGCTGCTTAGGCTCAGGCTCGGGAATAGGCAGAGGATTAGACTCGGGAATAGGTTCAGGATTAGACTCGGGAGGAGGTATATTTGCTGCATCTTTTGGTTTATACAAAAGCCATACCAAGAAAATAGTGACTATTACCAATATTGATGATATTAAAATCCACATTTATTATAATAAATATTTTTTTTTATATAATAAATGTATCAAAGACAACCAGTTCCGTGGAATTATATACCGCCAGCCGATAAAACTAAATGTGTATCAAAAGGTATGTTTGCACCAGAACCTGCTTATACAGGTCAAAGATTAAATAGTGCTATGTTAGCAATGCCCGTGTTACCAAGTAAAAAATATGTAAGAGGTTTATTAGCAGCAGCGAAACCTATCCCGGATAATTTTTCTTGGCGATCAGATAAATTAAGAATTGAACAAGGTTTAAGAGACCAGGGATTATGTGGTGGATGTTGGGCTTTCTCAACAACATCTGCATTAGGTGATCGTTTTTCAATAAAATATAATATTGAACCAACATATCCGAGTAGCGCGTGGTTAATAATTAATGGAAAGCCTCCTAGTGTTCCTTCATTTTTAGAATGCCAGACAGGTGGAAATACTTATGAAGCAGCCAAATGGGTTGAGAATTACGGGGTAAAACTTTCATCTTGTTGGCCATATTCTATTATCCGAGGTCCTGACAAAAATAGCTATAACCAACAATTTGTATCACCTAATCAATTTTATAAAACAGATTATTACACAGGTAAGAAAATTCTTGGGAATCCTCTTTATGAAAAATGCTGTTATGACTGCTGTTCCCCTGATATTATTAAACAAAATAGAAATGTTTCACTTTATATAAAACCAAATTCTACAAAATATGTAGTTGCGGTAGATTCAAAAGGTAATGTAAATGATATACAAACTACTGCAGCGATTCAAAGAGAGATAATGGATAACGGTCCGGTAGTTGCGGCTTTTAAAGTGTATGGAGATTTTATGAATTATTGGGAAAAAGATGCGGTTAAAGGTAAAATATATATACCCTCAAGTACTCTTAATCCAAATGGTAATCACGCAGTTGTTTTAACCGGATGGGGTACAGCACCAGATCCGAGAAATCCTTCCAAAAAGATAAGATATTGGGAGATGCGTAATTCATGGGGATTAACAGGTGATCAAGGATTTTGTAAATTTGCATTTTCTTTGGATACACCTCGCCAATTTTGGACTTGTATTGATATCCCGGAAAATTATAGGGGTCAGTGGCTGGGCGGAATTGTTGCGTTTACACCTAGCGATCTACCACCTAAAAATAACTTTAAAAAAATAGGAGCGCCTTTACGCGGAGCTGATGATAATAAAACCACTCCTCCTCCAAGCGAGGGTTTAGGTACAGGATATATAGTACTATTCTCATTATTGGGAGTTGCTGTATTAATTTTTATTTTATTTTTATTTTTTTACAAAAAATCACCCGCGTCTGTGCCTGCTCTGGTTCAACCCGCGTCTGTGCCTACAACCATGCCTTTGAGCTTCTCTAGTGGTATAGTTTTTTAAAATATTAAATAATATTTAATATTTTATAATTATTCCGTCTTTCTCAAAAAAGACTTGCGTTGACCACCACCTCCTCCTGTGTACCCACCTCTACTGCGTCCTCTAGTGCCCGTCGTATTTCTTTGTGGTTGTGTTGATTCGTTTTCATCTTCCTTCTTTTCTTCATGTGTCAATCTTCTTATCATCTTATTAATATTAGTTGGAGTCTGTGTATTTAAAACTTCAACAACCTTATTTAGACTAATACGATTATCAACTCTGTTTTCAAGATGCCAATTATGAATTTCCTTAATCGTATTAAATTCCTCTGCTGGAGCAGTGACGTATATCTTCTTGATAAAACGATCCACATACGACTTATAAATATTCTTTGCTATTTCATAAATATGATTCTCGTACTCATCGAAAACTTCACATTTTTGTGGGTACAGATCTCTCAAAGTCTTGTTATTTTCTGTATTCATTCTAACCTGTAGATATCTAAACTTTATACTAGGTTCATTACCTCGAACACTTAAAAGCTTTTGATAATAGTTATTGTAAATCTTATACTGGACATTATTAGGCGCGAATACAATAATACCTTGCTTTTCCCTGCTATCAATATCATAGATATACTTATGAATCGACTCTAAATCCTCGAATTCATGTTTTTGTGGATAAGGTATAGAAACATCTTCTGTCATACTCAATTCTCCATTAATAAATGTACCTACGTGATAAATCCCAGGAATATCATCAGATATTTCAGAAACAAGACGATTCTCAGAATTATTCAAAAGTAAAAACATATATTGCTTCTCGGTGTCCAATACAATCTTGAATTTTTCAATGACATCATCGCCTTCGGAGCACCCAATTCTTTCTCTGAACGAATCATTCACTGTTACCTGATATTCCAATGCCTTTCTAAAAAATTCACCAAATGATGTCTTGGAAGCCCACTTACTACGAAAAGCATCAAGCTTGCGATGTGTTGAAATATACCATTTTCCAGCAAAATGAAATAAGCGAATTACTGCGCCCTCATATGCATCATAAAAAGTGCAATCATCGAACGCAATCTTTTCAAATAAAGAATCCAATCCATCTTCGTTATGCTCGTATGTATAAGAAAATCCTTTTATTACCAACTCTTGATCCTTGAAACCAACACCTCTACTCTGCTTGACGATCTCCGCATCCTTATCTGAACAATGCGTGTAACAAAATAGATCAAGACCTGTCTCAGGGTCGGAATCTACTAACTTTATATATTTTGAAAGCTTCTCAATATTCTCACGACTAAATTCAAGTGAATCTAGATTTTCTACGGTTTCTAAACCTTTATTCACGGGAGTTTGCTCCATAATACTGTCTGTCATCTTTTTATTTTGTTTTTATCTTTTTAAATTAATAATCAAATTTTTATTTTAAATTTTAAAATTAAAAAGTTGATCCTCGTAACACCCGTACTGATTCGACAATATCCATTTACCATATATCATAAAATCTTTATTTGTATGTGTATGTCCGTGAACCCATGCCTTTAAATTATTATTATTCTTTATAAGCTCTGTTTGGTCGCTAGCGAAATAGTTTTGATTACTTCTATATTTTCTATTTATACATTGAAATAAAGGCGCATGATGGGTTGCGATTATGTAATCGTTATTTGGATTCGCATCGACAGTACTTTCGATCCAGTTCTTATGATCTAAGTGGTATTGTCGTTTAGAAACCGGGTTCAATGACCAAAAAGTACACCCCGCTATGTGGACATTATCGCCAATTTTAAAAGTTTTCTTTTGTAGGAAATGAAGATTGTTTCTCATAACACAAATATTTTCAATCCTATCATCACACTCTTTCACCTGGTCTTGCATCCCTATATATTCGTGATTACCTGTCAAGACACATACATTATCAAAGAGATCTGACATATCAAGAAGGAAATTTTTATAATTGTTATCGCGGGGATGTCCGATATCCCCGCCTAATAAAAGAGTCGGTTTCGAAGGTTTAATCACCCGTTTGAAACCTTTTTCTAAATGTAAATCAGAAATATATTGAACCAATGACTTAAGTTGTAAGGACATTTGAAAATTGTTTTTTAAACTTTTTTAAAATTCAATTTTTATTATATTTGTATAAATAAAAATGAAGAAAGAGGATCCCACAAAGAAAACTTTAAAAATGCTCGGAGAAGCTATCCTATATAGTTCAATTCAATTTTCCATTGGATCAGTCGAGATGTCTTCCAAGTTTAGTGTAAAGAACTTTTCAACTGATCAAGCAACTCTGCAAAACGCAGCTGATGCCTTGATGGATTATATAAAAGTATCTTTTATTTGGACACTTGGAGTTACCCTTTTGCTCTATAGTAAATATGGATTTTTAGGAGCCATCGCCAGTTTGATCTCAAATACTGCCGTTGTTCTATGGATTTATTTCAGTTATATGGTTGCATTCAGATATGCTGTTGATAATAGTGGTAAAGATGGTAAACCAAAACTGGTATTACCTGATTTTGATTTATTAACACCGTCCGTGCAATCTAAGTTATCTTAAATTATTTTTTAAACTTTAAAAAATAATTACTTAAATCCCCTATTTGACCAATGATCATAAGGCATTGGATCTTTATAGATGGATGGTATCTTACTTAAGTCTGTGTATTCGGTTAAAATACCCTTATTATAAAGATCCATCAAAACTTTAGGATCGGGACATCTTTTACTTGTTTGCATACCGTAGCAGTTACAGAAAAAATCTTTATTATACAGCCCTATACCGACTATAACAGCGACTATTGATAATAATAATACTAGTGGTAACATTACTTTTGCCATTTATTATATATTTTTTTTTATTTTTTAATTAAAATTTAAAGTATTTATTTTTTAAATTAAAAATGTCTGAACTCATTAGCAAGAGAAAGAAAATAAAAGAAATAAAATCAAATATTAAACCGAAGAAAAGTCAAACAAAATATCATCGAGCCATAAGTGAATCAGAAGATTCTTCTAGTGATGATTCTTCAAGCGAAATAAGCGAAGATGAACTACCTCCTCAAATAGTTAAAATGTTAAAAGAAAAGAAAAAAACTTCAAGAAGAGATGTCGAACTGGAAAAAAAGAAATTCGAGGAAGAAAAATTATTATTTGAAGAAAGTGAAAAGAAGCGAAACAAGCTTGAAGAAAAGTTAAAATCGCAAAATATTAATAAATACATTAATAATCAAAATGAATACAAGAAATTCAATTCGAAACCAGTTGAATTTAAACAAAAATACATCTCAAAAGAGTCTTCCGACTCTTCAGAACTATCATCTAGCGGATCAGACAATGACTCAGATTCGTCTTCTTCTAGTGGTTTTCCAAGTCCCAGGACTCCAAAGCGTAGAGATGATTACCCAAAAGAAAAAATCAAAGATAGAAACTATGCTAAATTTTATAATAAATTAAAAGATGTTCAAAGAGAAGTTTTAGAAAAAGAGATTAAAAATAGAAAATAAATTTTATTTCTATAAATAAATGAATTTAAAATTTTCAATTATGATAATTTTGGTTTACACGCTATTTATTTTTATAATTTCGTTATATAAAACAAATTACGAACAATACAAACAACAGAATATTATTACCAACATAAAATCATTTTTAAACTGTAAAAAAAATTTGAAGACCTGTAATGCGGATGTTTCAAAAATACAAAATTCTTTAAATTCATGTAATGCATCTCGTGGGGTAAATAGTTATCAAAAAAATATTATTACAGACACAAAATCATTTTTTACATGCCCAAATGATCTAAAGAAATGTAATTCTAAAAAATCAAGTTTAAAAAAAGAGTTAGACGCGTGTAACGCGCTACCACTACCAACACCTGTACAACCTGTAAAACCTGTGGAACCGGTTGTACCGGTACAACCCGTGGAACCCGTGGAACCTGTACAACCGGTACAACCCGTGGAACCCGTGGAACCTGTACAACCGGTACAACCCGTACAACCTGTGGAACCTACGGAACCCGACGGAAAAGAAATAAAATTTGTTATACGAACTTCTCGTGGTGCATATTCAAACACTGATTCCACTGTTTCAATTACATTGTTGGATAAAAATAATTCACCATTTACTAAAGTATTAGACAATCCTGGAGATGATTTTCCAATAAATGGTACAGGTACATATATAATTAAAAATAATAACTTATTAGGACTGTCATCTATAACTCAAAAACCTATGACTCTTTCATTAACCGATGGTAACAGTAAGAGGGTGGGTACCGATGATTGGAAGGTGCGCACAGTTGATGTTTATTATGATAACAAATATATAAGAGGTTATTACCTAGATGCATGGTTAGGTGATGGAGTTGGATCATTTCAATCTTTAATACTTGGGAATGAAAGAATACAGTTTCCAACACAATCTGGTAAGGAAATAAAGCTTCAAATACAAACTTCATTTGACACTTCCAGTGGAACTGATTCAAGTGTAAATGTGTTTTTTCAAACAAATAAGGGATTTTTCAAGAATTTTACATTAGATAATATAGGAGACGATTTCGAACGAGGTGGATTCGATACATATATAGTAAGCAATGAAGATATCGGATTATCTTCTATAACTGACCAGCCTATACTTCTTACATTAAACGATGATAAGGGGAATGTGGGAACTGATGATTGGAAGGTAGAAAAAATTGATATTTATTATGATGGTATGTTAATAAAAAGATATGAACCTAATGTATGGTTAGGCGATGGTTATGGATCTGTTAAAGGTATAGCACTTCAAAATAATTATAACGTAAAAACATATTTATATACATATACAATACCACTGGTATCCCCAGTTTTTTGAAATAGAAAATAAATTTTATTTCTATAAATAAATTTAAAATTTTCAATTATCATAATTTTGGTTTACGCGCTATTTATTTTTATAATTTCGTTATATAAAACAAATTACGAACAATACAAACAAAAGAATATAGCACTTCAAAATAATTATAATGTAAAAACATATTTATATACGTATACCCCCAGAAAGTAACTCGTAACCCAGTAAGATATAAAAATTTAATTTTTATATCTTTAATTTAATAAATGTCATTTATAACAAAAACAGATGTGAATACTTTTAATAATTATTGCCCAGGGGTTTTTAATGAAATAGTCGCAAAATGTAAAGATATAAGATGTTGTAATGAGGTCTGTACTAAGTCTAAATGTGCATTTTGTAATAATTGCGATGATATCATAAGTCAGATTAAAAAACCAGCTACTATTTATTCTAATCCTTCGATTAAATCTTTTAATAAATGTGTTGCTGATAACCCTGATATAAGAAAGAAATATAATTGTCAGAGTGCGCTATACGATTGTTGTTCGAAAAATTCTCAAGATAAATATTTATTATGCCCTGCATATGCCCAAAATTATTGTGTTATGTCTATTCTTCCAGTGGAAAACCCAAATGAACCTACACCTGAGCCGACCGAAGTACCTTACTCACCAACACCAACCGACATACCTTACTCGCCTGAACCAACTCAATGGCCTTACTCACCAACACCAAACGACATACCTTACTCGCCTGAACCAACTCAATGGCCTTACTCACCAACACCGACCGAAGTACCTTACTCGACTGACACGACCGAAGTACCTTACTCGACTGACACGACCGAAGTACCTTACTCGCCTGAAACAAACGAAGTACCTTACTCGCCTGAAACAAACGAAGTACCAACGCCAACTGAATGGTCTTACTCACCTGAACCAACCGACGTACCTTACTCGCCTGAAACAAACGAAGTACCAACGCCAACTGAATGGTCTTACTCACCTGAACCAACCGACGTACCTTACTCACCAACATCAACCGAACTACCTTACTCACCAACACCGACTGAAGTACCAACTTACTCTCCAAATCAAGTCCCTAATTCACCAAATCAAGTATCTAAGGTACCACAACAACACCAAAATATGTTACCGAAAATTATATTTTTTTTGGGAGTCGTAGCCATACTTATATTTTTATTTTCTAACAAGAAGAACATTTCCCGCCCCAGGAAATAGGAATTTGTATCTTTCTTGCTCCGTCATTTGTATTTATCTTATGTAGAATATCATAAATACTACTACTCACCAAAACGGTATCGCAAACAGAACACTTTATAAAATCCTTCTTATCGCGAACAAGGAATCCTGCTTTTGTAAGAATCTCGCAAACTGTATTCAACATTTTAAAATTATCTCCAAAATTAAGTTCATCAACGATTATTATCTTAGCCTTTTTAACGCTATTCAACTTCGCCACATGCTCCCAATTATATGTAAGATGTGGATAATCATCCGAGAATTTGTCAAGTACATATACAATCCAAGTTGGGTAATATTTGTTTACAAGATTGATAATGTCTTCAACCATTTGGCAGTTCTTTAATTCTTCCAAGATACTTTCTAAGTTTTCGTTATCTTCGTAAATACTCATTTTTATTAAAATAAAATATTTGTTTAAATAAAAAAATGAAAAGAGATGCATACGGCAAAGAGGCACAAATGGCAAATGCGCAAATAAAAATATTTTTGCAAGAGATGCGTTCATATGGACAAAGACGTGCCCTCGAACAACTAAAATCAAGGATAAATGCTATAAGACAAAACTATAATTTCAATTTACAAAAATTTTTAGATATCATAATTAATGCATTAGATAAATTGGAAATAGACGTTAGGGAAAAACCAAAGTATGTTGTTGTTAGGAATCCAGATGACTCTTATACAACTGGAAAAAGACTCACGTTTAAGTCTCGCCGTTCTCGTGCTCGTAAGAGTCGTGTTCGTAAGAGTCGTGTTCGTAAGAGCCGTGTTCGTAAGAGTCGTGTTCGTAAGAGTCGTGTTCGTAAGAGTGGCGCCCGTAAGAGTGGCGCCCGTAAGAGTCGTGTTCGTAAGAGTCGTGTTCGTAAGAGTCGTGTTCGTAAGAGTGGCGCCCGTAAGAGTGGCGCCCGTAAGAGTCGTGTTCGTAAGAGTGGCGCCCGTAAGAGTCGTGTTCGTAAGAGTAAAAAAATAATTGATGGTAGACAACATCCGAGATTAGTACTACAAGAAGATGAAGATGAACAAGACGAAGAAGGTGCCGGTGCTTATCTTAAATATTTACTCGACACTGCTATTGAAATAATATTTTCTGGACGTAATCCTGTTACTCGGTATGGAACTAATTTTGAGTCTGCTAAAGTTCGGTTACAAGATGGTTCACTTTATGATATTGAAATAACTGATATGGATATGGATACTCAACGTTTCAAGATGAGTGTTTCACAAGACGGTCGCATGCCATATGTTTCAAATTATATAAATGATAGAGGTCTCATAGAGTATGCTGAATATGTAAGAAATCAACTTTTTTAAAACTTGTTTTACCAAGCTTTGATTATCTTCGTAAATACTCATTTATATAAAAAAACTTTCTTCTCCCTCTATAACAATTTTATTTTTTAAAACTCGCATAAGTTTTAAAAATTTACCAGCAACTACTAGGTGGTTCTTCCGTCGAGTAGATAAATAATGCTGTATTTCCGAAACTCAACTTGCATTTCCATCCTAAATTTTCTAACTCTTTTGTAAGTACCTCAATAATATCATGGAGGAGGTAAATATCATTGTTCATGTGCTGTTTACAAAAATCATCAAGAACAAAATAATCTTCTTCATCACGCCTTCCAAGAATATAATCATAAAGATTACGGCGTGTCAGTTCAACTAGTCGTTCATGATTTTGCCGATTGAAATCGTCTTTGAAGTTAATACCTAAAGTTCTTGGAAATTCTTTCATTTTATAAAGTTTATTTATCTTTTAAATGTTTATTTTTGAAATTTTTTATATAATCTGATAATTTAAGATCGGCTTTCCAATCCAATTCTATCTCAGCTTTATTATCTTTCATATACGAAGATCTAGTTCTCTCGCCTCTCCTTTCTTTTATAAACACATAATTGGTATCAAACATCTCCGCCACATCTATAATAGATATTTCATCTTTACAACCAAGATGATACCCATCTCCGGAACCTAAAACAGCCACTCCTATTATACCATTGACAATATCATCAATATGCGTAAAACACCGTGTCTGAGTTCCTGGACTTATAACAGTTAATGGTTTACCAGTCATGTATTGTTTCTCAAAGATCCCGATAACTGTTGCATACGATCCTTCCGTAATTTGCCCTTCCCCGTAAACATTATAGAAATAACAAATTGAATATTTCAAATTGAACCATTCTTGATAGTTCTTAATCAACTCAATATTTTTAGCCTTTGTCCAGGTATAAGGTGTTGCGTTATAATCATTATTAAAAATGGCAGATGATCCACTATAAATCAGCTTGCAATTATTCATAACACAGTATTGAATTACTTGTTGGGTGCCAAAAGTATTTGATTTAAATACTTTATTAGGTTCATCAAAAGATTGGGGGATCCTTGAAAACTCACCGAAATGAAAGACATAATCAGGTTTAAAATCTTTTAATTCTATAATAGTTAGGATATCCCAGGTGTTTGAGTTGATATATAAGACACCGGTAGTATGATTTTTTTTTGAACCGGAAGAGTAATTATCAAGGGAGATAATTTTTATTGATTCGTCATAAAGTGTTTTAAGTTTTTTTATGAGACTGCTACCAATAAATCCAGCTCCACCTGTAACTAATATTTTTAACATTTTTATAAAAGATTTTATATTTTAAGCTAATATAAAATATCTATGAATAACTGAAAACACTAACGCTTCCATTGTTGTATAATGCATAAGCAGCTTCATAAGTCATTAAAGGTTTATCATGCCTTTCATTAACTTTATTATGGAAGTCCACAAAAAATTTAAAAAGATTATCACGGGAGCTGCAAATTTCATCAAGCTGCTCAAAATATTTTTCAATATATCCTGTTGCGTGCTCTTTACATACTTCACATGGAAGAAGTATTGGGATACCAATGATAACATTTTTCATTCTTTCACGAACTAATGAAGATGGACTAATGGGGTATTTTGACGCGCTATTATGAAGAGTAAACCACATTGGTGGACCCCATACTTTTGGAGATGACGTATTTGTGTACTTGTTAACTTGAAGTTTTATATTCAAATCCGAATTTTCTTTTTCAATCGATACAGAGTTGTTTGGAATTTCAAAATTTAAAGTAGCTTCTTCTGGTGCACTTTGCGGTGGTGGCGTACTTTGTGGCGGTGCACTTTGTTTTGGTGCGTTTTTCGCTTGTACACGTTGTTGTTTTGGTACAGGTGCATATCTTTCTTGTCTTTGTTGAAATTGTAATCTCTGTTTTTCTCGTTGGTCAATAAAACGCTCTTTTAGTTCGTTCTCTCTGTGTTTATTAATATTTTCTACGGCATAAAATTCTTTTACACTTTTATATGTTCCCCTCATTTATTATACAAAAATATTTTTTTTAAACTTGTAAATTCATTTTTTTAAACTCTGTTCATTATAATCTTCTGAAGTATAACAGGTTCTTAATTTTAAAATTGAAATAATATTATTTTAAATTTTTAAAATTTAAAATGTTCACAAATATAATGCATGATCTTTTTGATCATATTATGACAAATTATTTGAATTATGGATATAAAGAAGGCGCAGATTCTTATTTTTATAAAGAATTAATTCAGCTATTCAAGACTATATGGATTATAATTGATAAAGGAGATAATAACTATGACCCTGCTAAAGACCATGTATATGAAAAAATGGCAATGCTTACATTTTTTGAAATTAGCTGCAAGAAAAATATATGCTATTGCGAGAAGGCTGAATGGTGTGATACTTGTATTGAATTTAGCAATACTTTATATATCTTAAAATTAGAAGACGACATTGAAAAAATTAAATTAGAACAGTATTCTGAATAACTATCAGCGCGGGTATAATTAAGAATTTTATATATGTGGATCTGTAGAACGAAAAATAGGAACTACTTTTCTTTAAAATTTTAAAAAAAAAATTTTTTTATTCTTTGCTACAATAAAAATGTCAATTTCGTTAGAATCATCGATAAGAACTTGTAAGGTTGATACGGCTTATGCCAACAAAGTGGAATCCGACAGGTTCCTTAACCCTGCTAATATGGTATGCCCTATCTGGAACGGAATGGACACTGCTGGAAGGCGTGTCTGTCCCGATTCTTTTTGGACTAAGAACGCCGGATGTAACTCCGCTGAGGATCGTGTGATGGTTGAGAACAACCAGAGACCCCAGTACGCAGAGTACATTAACCTATCAGCTAATGGCATTGATGGGAGTATTTACGGAAACACTATGCCTTATAATGAGGTTGGTGCTACTACTCAAAACTTGAGAAATATCAATAACATCACTGGAAACTTCGGTCTTCAATT